GAAGGTAGTATCAGGTCAGCACTTAAATCTGCTGCGGTGAATGAAAAACCTTTAGTTATAAATCAAATATCTAAATTATTATATGATATAGATCATCTTAAGGAGTTTGAAAATTTGCAGGATATTGTTGAGTCTGCTATGAAAGAAAGTGAAGAGTCTTAAATATGGGTGAAGAAACCTTTATTCGACAAATTCCTCATGTTTTAACAGAATATCAGATTCAATATCTTATGAATATTATTGAGGAGCAATCTTCAAATATTAAAGCATCTAAGAATGATGGTAAATGGAGGAGTAGTAATACTAATAATAGAAAAGATATACAATTTAATATGAATTCTTATTATCCACGAGAATCTCGTGATATTAATAAAACCATATATGATAAAATTCTTTTTCCATATTTTATCGATTTTCCATATTTAGAGGCATTTGGTAGAGATTGGATAAATGGGAGTATTCTAATTCAAAAAACACAACCTGGTGGAGGGTTTCATAACTTTCATTGTGAGACTGGTTGGTGGGGTGTTAAAGAACGTCTTCTAGCATGGATGATTTATCTTAATGATGTTGAGGTTGGAGGTGAAACTGAATTTTTATATCAAAAAACTAGATTTAAACCTAAAAGAAATTGTGCTTTAATTTGGCCAGGAGGATTTACGCATATACATAGGGGTAATCCACCAATATCTTCTGATAAATATATTTTGACTGGATGGATGACTCCTGTTACAGGTGATATGAATACACTTGCTATGGATTATATTGATAAAGTACATCAAACAACCAATGAAAGGTGAAGAATGATTGCACAACTCTAAAGACATTATAAAATTTATAGATAAATCATATAACTATGTTATAATATCAACACACACCACCATAGAACTATGATTAACCTAGACGAACGATACCTATCCTACATGGATGGTAGTAAGAAGATGAGAATAGATGGCATAGAAGAAAAGGTTGAGTCTTATGGTTGGCACTGTGATGGTAATGATATAAAAGGACATTACGTTACGACAGAGAATTATAAGTTGTATTATAATATGGAGGGACTATTCACCAAGATGGTGGCACTCAGAGAACTGGCACAAACTACTGCGTGAATGAATATCTTTCTGATATAATAGGAGTATAGACAAAAATTAAAATGAAAACTGCACTTGCCGTATTATTAGCATTAACTCCTGTTTCTACACTTGCTAGTCCTGTTTATACTGATTCTCAACCAGGATATTCTAATCAAAGAAGTTGTTTTAAGACAGAATATAGAGAAGAGTATATTCCAGGTACAGAGGATAATCCTGGATATGTAAAGTCATGGAAGGACACTATTGAAGTACCTTGTGAAGATTCTAATGTTGGATGGAGGAGACATACACAACCAGAAAGACCATATTATCGTAGGCATGTAACTGTTTATGAGGATACTAATGATTGTTCTGATGGTAAGATTGCTGGTGGATTATTAGGTGGTGGATTAGGTGCTGCTGTATCAAGAGGTGATGGACGTTGGTGGGCAATTCCATTAGGTGCAGTTGTTGGTAGTCATATTGGATGCGATCTTGCTGGAGGTTAATACTAACTGAAGCGTTTAAATTGTATCCTTATTATAAGATGATTTTGTGATGAAAAAACTGTATTTTTATTCTACTATTTCTTGGTATGAGAATAGAATTAAATTAGGTGAAGAACCTTGGTTAAAGATTGGTGGATCTGCTGTTCAAACAGTAGAGGATCGTATTAATCAACAAGATACTACTTCTAATCCAGAACCTCTTATATGTTTGGGTGAGTTTGATGTAGATTTTGATGATACTGATTTCCATGAACATTTAGATGATAATGGATATGTGAGAAGTCGTGAAGATAAACATCGTGAGTTTTATAATACTACTGTTGAGCAAGCAAAATATGAATTAGAAAAGTATAGTATTAAAAGATCTAAGTTTGTTAATGAGGTTAAGGATGAACTAGAACCATACGATCATCAAACATACTTCGTGGATAAGATACTTTCTTCGTGGGAAGTGTGGAAACAAGATCTTGAGTTTGTATTATTTGCTAAGTGTAGATCTGGTAAGTCATTTATGTGTCTTACTGCTGTAGATAGATTTGAAAATGCAAAGATTACAGCAGTTCTTTCTCGTTTTAATTCACCCAAACAGTCATGGATTGATGATTCTAAAAATTATAAGAATTTTTCTAATATTATAGGGATTGATACTCAACTACCAAATTGGAAAGAGCAGTATGATATATGGTCAAAGACTGATAAGAAGATTGTATTAGTGGGAACTATTCAAGGATTTCATAAGATTAGCAATCTTCCTATTGATCTTATCATATATGATGAGGCACATATTGGATATGCTGGTAAACAGTGGAAGGCAATTCGTAAGAAGATGAAGTGTCCAGTCATTTATGTGAGTGGAACTGCATATAAACTTCAATGGGATTTTCCAGAGTCAATGAAGTATGTTTATACTTACTTTGAGGAACAAAGAGATAAGAAGTTAGGAATACGTAAAGATGTTCCTTCGGTAAAAATTATACGCAGAAAATATGATACAACTGGAGGTAAAAAGATATTTGGGCAAGAACCTGATGCACTTCAAAATATTTTTAATGTTGATGATGATGGTGAATTTATTGATCGTGTTGCTGTACAGGATTTTGTAACTTCTGAATTTGGTGTGCAGAAACGTGTGCATCCTAATCAACGGTTGATGAAAAATTCTAATCATATTTTTCTAACAATCAATTCTGTTCCTGCTGCTCATGCTATTGAAGATATATTTAATGGAACTAGATTTGCACCATTAGTTGTGACTGGAGATACTAAGGAGGATCAGAAAACTATTAAAAAGCATATTGAGAATAATCCTAATGGCACTGTCATTATTACTAAACTTGCTAATGTATTGGGATTGACTGTTAAGGAGATTGATACTGTTATTAATTTTAGTGAAGGTAAATCTCTTGAAGTATGGACACAAGTGATGTTTAGAGGTGGTAGTTCTTCTCAAGATTGGACTTATATTGATTATGCTCCTGAGAGATGTTTAGAATCACTTAGAAAGTTATATTTTGCTGCTTGTGATAGAAATCCAGAGATAGCAGATTATAAACTAACTCAATACTTTTCTATTATTGATTGGTTGGATGGTGAGGAGGTATTAACTGAGGAGTTGGTGAATGAAATTTTAGCAACAGATCCTTCAAATGCTGTTAGACTTCTTTCTGGAACTCCAGTTGGTGATAAATCTTTACTTGATGAGGTTAATTTTGATGTTGAGTTAAAACCAACTGAGTCCAATGTTATTAAAAAGGTTGGGGTAAATGAAAATGATTCTGATGGTAAGACTAATAAAATTAAAGAGAGTTCTAAGAAAGAGATTGATAGGATAAAAGATGTTCGTGAAGGGACAGTAAAGGCAATAAAAGAAAGACTTGCTCTTGTTTTATATCGTGAAATTAAGGATGGAAATAATACTTGTACTATTCATTCTCTTATGAAATCAGTTCATTATAAGAATGATACTGGAGATACAAGTAACATTCTCCAACAATGTTTATTATATGGATATGAGGATGAAAGAATTTTAAATAGAAGAATTAGTCAATCTTTCCTTGATATTCAATATTCTATTAGTCAAGATGAGGGAGTGACATTAGATAAACTCTCTCATTCAAGGAAAGATCAACAACATATTCCATTAGATCTATTAGATAAAATGTTGTCAGAGATACCTATTCGTGGTAAAATGATAATTATTGGTGATCCATCTGGACTTCATTCATTAAGAGCAATTAAATATGGGTGGAAACCTGAAGATATAACTGTATGGGAGAATGATCCTTGTCATGTATATGCTGTTAGGCAAGTTGATAATAAAATAACTATACTTGAAGATTATAAGACCACTTTAAAACCTTTGGATGATCTCCTTATGAAATTTGATGCAGTTCTTACTAACCCACCTTTTCAAAATAATAAACAGAGTGGAAATAAGAGGGGATCTGGATATAAAAATTTGTGGCATAAAATTGCTAAAAAATCCATTAGTTTACTAAAAGATGATGGATTTGCAAGTTTGGTTACTCCAGAGTCAGCATTTTCTGGTAGTGAGAAGTTCACATCACTATTATCTGGTAAAAAATCTAAAGTTGATCTTGATTATGTTGAATTTGGTTTAAGGAAATCATATTTTAAAAGTGTTGGAATAGAAATTTGTAGGTGGGTTGCGAGAAAATCATTTAATGTAGGTCATTTAACTTCTGTTAAGACAAGTAACCAAGAAATTTTAAAGATTGATGCTAAAAAAGTATTTAAAGTCTATAAGGATTCTAAAATTCAAGAAATAATTAATACATTAGTATCTCATAATGGAGATAAGTTATCTTTTAGCACTTCTGGTCAGTATAACTTTGCTGGTGTAACTGCTTTACTTAAGAAGAGTGGTAAAGATACTAAATTGACAAAGGATTTTGTTGATAAACCTACTGAAACTCATAAGTATAAATTGATTGATAATGGTAATATTAGATATACCTCTGTCCTTTATGGTAATGATTATAATAAACCAAGAGTCTTTATTTCAAGAATGAAGAATCCATATGTTGTTCATGTAGATGATTCAGCACTTAATACTGAAAGCACATTGGTTATGTATTTTGATACAATACAAAAAGCACAAATTGTTGCTGATTTATTAAATGATGATTTCAGTAGAAAAGTTATTATGACTATGTGTTCTAATGGTAGAATATCTGGTGGTGATCTTTCTCAACTTCCTTCTATACCATTTGATCAAATTCTTAATTCTGATCAAATTGATTATATTAACTCTCAGTTATGAAGAATCAGCATAATAAATCAGTTGGTTCGGATATAGAGAGGAGTGATAAACGTATAGATTTAACTGGTGAGGTATTTACTCCCATAGAGTTGTGTTCTGAAATGGTAAATGAGATACCATTAGAAATAATAAAGAATCCAGATTCAACATTTTTAGATCCAGCAGCAGGTAATGGTAATTTTATTATTACTTTAAGAGATAGATTGAAAGAATATCATTCAGAAGAACATATAGTAAATAATATGCTTTATGTTGTTGAATTAATGGAGGACAATCATAAAGAAATGTGTGATCGTTTGGGTGTATCTATAGATCATAAGCATTATGTTTGTCATGATGCACTTACTTATGATTATAGTTTTGGTGAACCTCAAGGTTTGGAACAATTTATGATTTAAACTGAAGCGTTTAAACTGTCTACCTAGACGACAGGCATTAATCGTGCTATTATTTACATACATCTTTCACAGTTTCTTATTATGAATGAAAAATTAAAGAGTGATATACTCAAGAATGAAGCAGATGAATTTTGGGCAAACTGTGAGTCAAAAGCAGCAGAACTTGAAGTAACTGTTGACTATTATTTGGAGGAGTTCTATATATAAAGTACATCATTATTCTTTATTAATTTAAAATCATGGATGAAAAAGATAGACGTTACAAGATTATGTGCAGTGCAACTACAGGTTGGACAATTATAGATGAACATGCACATAATCTTACTAAAGAACAGTGTGATAAATGGATTCAAGATTTATTAAAAGGTGGTGCTAATCCAAATTATTTTAAGGTAGTAGCAAATAATGATCCTAAGTATCTTAATTCTGAAGGAACTTCTTTATGACCATAACATCTAGTAAACCTGATATGTATGTAACATTCAGAGATCATATTCGTCATGGTAATGTATGGACTGCTGAAGTTGAATTAAGTATGCAAGATACTTTAGATGAACCAGCATATCCTTTATGGGTTGTTGTTGACGTAATAGCACCAAATAGAGAATTAGCATATTATATTGTTAGTGTAATGTATCCAGACTACGCAACTATTAACATAGAAGATGAACCACTCTCCGAAGACTAACTATGATCCGCAAGTAGACGATTATGTTATTTGGAACCGACCAAATGGAGACATAGAAGAGGGGTGGGTATATTTTAAGGGAGACCCAGTAGATAATGAAAAACGTATCAAGGATGGATGGAAAGTATTATCCAGATATATTACTATAGAGACTAATGTTAGGGATAAACCAGATTGTGTTTACACTTCTGGTAAACCCATGAGACATAAAAAGATTCATTGTTTATTATTATGTAATGAAGAATGTTGGCATCAATTAGTATATGTTAAGCATAGAAGAACAAGAGAGATACAACATTATTCACAGTATGATGATGTCAATCAAGAGAAAGAATTGGCAAATGAGTATAAGGGAACATACAAGTCACAGGAAGGGAGATTGCAAGATTATTAATAACTGAAGCGTTTAAATTGTCCCTCTAGTATAACAACAATTAAATTATTATGCGTCCATCTCAAGTACTTAAAAGATTAAACGAACTTCGTGTATCTTATCGTGAACAAATATTTAAGTTTACTCCTGAGCAACAAAAAGAGTATAATAATCTAAAAGAAGTGCGTAGAGAAAGAGTAAAGTATTTTTATGATAATGATTTAGTTTCCAAAGGTGGTGCTAAATCAGATGCCACATAAATATATGTAAAACAATAAAACAATGCCATATCACGTTAAAACTCCAAAATCACTAGGAACTGGTGATGTATATTGGAAAGAGAATAACACTTGGACTGATGTTTATGCAGATAGAAAGCAATATGCTAATATATCTGATGCAAATGCAGTAAAAGCAACAACCGTAACTAGGGTGATTGGAGGTAAGACTATGACTTATACTCCTGAGTGGTTTTCTAATTCAACTGTAGTTACGGAGTAATTTAATGGCATATTATATAAAAATGAAAGGAACATCTGATGTTATCAATAGTCTTAATCGACCAGATGGTAGTCCTGCCAATAAAAAATTATATTCAACAGAGAGTGAAGCAAATTCTGCTTTATCTGCTCTAGGTGATGGTAATTTTGATGTAGTATCAGAATGAAAAGTTTCAATCAATTCTTAACAATTTGTGAGGCAATCTACGACAGAGATAAGAAATCTGACGTAGATCTTGAGGTGGGTAAGATAGGTAAGGAAAGAAAGAAGACTACACCAGAAAGACGTAGGACTAAGGCAGTAGGTGGAGGCAAGACCGCACCAGCAAAAGAGTATAAACCACGAAAAGATATAGGTAAGCAACGTCAAGCATCTACTAGAGTTCAACAACCTGAGAAGGCAAGAGGTAGTGCAGCACTATCTCCAAGAGAAGCAAAGGTAAATCTGGTGGTAGTAAGAAGGACTTAGAGAAAGCAGCATCTAAGATGTTGTCTAAGAAAACAACTAAGGCAGTTGATCCTAAGTATAAACCAACTGGTAAAGCAGGTCATACTGGAACCAGTAAAAGACAATATACTACACCAGAGAGACAGAAGTTGCAGAGAACTGGTGATAGATTGTTGAAAGATATTAGGAAGAAGAAAGAGAAACCAGCATCGTCTTATGATCCAAAATTAACGAGGTAAATCAAATGGTTTGGAAAGTTAAAGTTGAAGAGATTGATCCTACTCTTCCAGGAACTACTAAATTTTCAGGAGTATCAATAGGAAGTACAGTTATAGAAGTTTCAGACACTACACTGTCTGAGGAAAATGCTAAATTACATGCGATAGCATACGTCGCTGCTGTTAGTGGTGAACCACTAAGTAATTATCGTATCTTTGAACCTGTTGAAACAACTCATAATATTATTAATAACTGAAGCGTTTAAAATGTATGCTCTATGAGAACCCTGTAAGGGTCTACAACGTGGTCTTTATTGACTTTACGTTATTCACTATGCTATACTTATTATATGATTGAATTACGTGAGCATCAACTAAGAGTCGTGAATAAAATGCTTAATCACCAAAGAGGGCAAGTGATTGTCCCAACTGGTGGTGGCAAGACTATGTGTATGATTAGTGATGCTATTTCACAGTTAAGTAAGAAGAATCAAACTATAGTTGTTGTTGCTCCGCGTATTTTATTAGCACAACAATTATCACAAGATTTTCTTGAATTGGTACATCCAGTTAAAGTATTGCATGTACATAGTGGTGAAACTGACCACTATTCAACAACAGATAGTAAGGGTATATTTGAGTGGGTTGTAAGTAACTGGAATGATAATAGAATTATATTTTCTACATATCATTCATTACATAGAATACAGGAGTCCAGTATTCCTGTAGATACAATATATTTTGATGAAGCACATAATAGTGTTCAACAACACTTCCACCCTGCGACTAAATTCTTTGCAACGACTAATAATCGTAGATGTTTCTTCTTTACTGCTACACCTACTT